GGATGCAAAGCACTCAGATCGCTTCCCGATGCATGCTCGTTACGTGAGCCATTCGGCCGTGCGCCCGGTCGTCGGCTATCTTTTCTGCCAGTTCGCGGGCAATTTTCTGTTCTGCATTCATGGTCAATCCTCTACGCCTAACTCGGCGTTAGGCGTCATAGCCGCAGCAATCGCCGCCTCTAAATCATCAGCCCATGCCTGGTCCGCATACTTGTGCAGCCGCATGTAGTGCAGCGCAGCCCTTGCCGCAGCCAACAACCCCGGTGCGGCCGCGATCAGCCGAGCGTTGGCATCACTGTTCGGGTAACAAACTCGCGCCACCTCAAAACCATCCTCGTCGTATATCAGCGCGTCTCGGCCATCCGTGTGCTCACTGACATGCCAAGGCCCTTGCCGGTGCGCAGCCTCCTTTGCCTGAGCTTCGGCTTCTGCCTGTTCTTCCGCATACTGTCCGCTGTAGTAATAATCGTCGCTCATCTCATCCTCCAAAATCGCCTAACAACCGCATCAAGCCGACTCCGCTTCACTACGCGGCTTATGCGGAGCGTTATGCGTCAAATCAGTCGCGCCTTCTCAAGTTGCGCCTTTACCAGCGTCACAGCCCATTTCTTGTGGGTGTTCCCGGCAATCGCTATATGCCTTTTCGCGGCATCAACTACGCCGATGAACCGCCGCTTCTCGGATTTCAGGACTTCGTTTTCCGCACGCAGGCGCGATATCAGCGCATTTGCTCTGCGAAGGTCTTCCTCGGCATCGTCGGCGCGGCGCTTGGCCGCTTCTGCCGCCTTCTCGTATCGCGCCACCTGCGAGCACAACCCGCTCAAGTATCCGCGCTCCACGGTCACCGGCTCTGCCGCCTCGTCTGCAATCCGCCGCCGGATTACCCTGTCGCCTCTCTGTCTCGCCCCTGCGCCCATGTCGTATCTCCTGTTTAGTGTTGCGAGCGCATAACCCGGCGCTCAAGCGGGACCGTCCGCAAGCGGCCGGCCCCTTAGCTCTGCGCTATGACGCGAACATCGTCACGGTGATGTAGCCGTTACTGGCTCGCATCACGCCCCAGCGCTTCAACATCACGGCAGCCCCGAACTTCTTGCCCGCCGCGCGCTTCACCTGATCGGCCACCGATTGCAGACTTTCGCCTTCATCTGCAATGGCCAGCCACTTGAGCTTCTTGCCGTCACTCAGGTGCGCGTCGATGTTGAACTGAGCCATGTGCTACCCCTCAATCTCAAAGTGGCGGCGGGCGACATGCTCGCCGATTTCATCCAGCAATTCACCGGCCCCGAAGTGGTTCACGATCTGCTCGATGTCGAAGTTGGCCAGAACCGTGGCGCCGTCCGCGTCGTATGCCGAGACGCCCATCAGCGTCCGGCTGGCTGGGTTAACGTCGATCTTGTAGGCGTCGAAATTCAAAACTGAGATGTACATTTCTCACTCCTTCCAGTTGATTCCTCCTGATGCGCCCCGCTTGAGGCGCACCGAGGAATCTTCTGTCTTGCTTGCCTCCGTTACGTGCCACGGTGGGCTGGGCTGAACCGTCAAGGAATCCTTGATAGTTCGATCTCGTTGCGCGCTATGCCGAGTCGTCTCAGGCCCTGGTCAGCTACTGGCGTCTTCCAGGGCGGCGGTTGCGCAACTTCGCGTGGCTGCATGTGGAGCCACGGCCAGTTCCAGAGCTGGCATGGTTCGGAAAATTTATTACTCGCGCTGTGCCCTTGCGGGGATTCCGAAGCGAGGATCTTGAATTGTGTAAAGAGCGTTTGCCGGTGTTCTGGCTGGCGCGGTGTTCTGCGCTGTTGATGCTCAATTTAGATACCTCAACAGCTTACGTCAAGTGATATTTTGAAGAAACTTAACAAATGACAGCAGATCGGTTCTCAAAGCGTGCTTGCCTTCTTCGGTTAATGTTCCTAAACTGGCGGCACGTAACTGGAGGAAGCCCCTATGACATATGAACAGGCGCTGGATTATTACGGGACTGGCAGCGGCATCGCTAACGCCCTTGGCGTGAGCCGTAGCCGGGTTTCCCAGTGTCGCGCAGCAGGCGGGTTTTCTTACCCCATGCAGTGCGTTCTGGAGAAAGAGTCGGGCAGAAAGCTCAAGGCTCGACGCGAAGACGACCCAGCGAACAGTAAGGCCGTCGCCTGAGTCGGTGAAGGTCGCCTGGATTTCAGGCACAAAAAAGCCACCGGACGATGGTGGCTTCTTCGAGTAACTCAATGAGACGAGATAGATGATAAATCCAAAGCCGATGATCTTCAACCCTGTCGAGCTTCACCCAGCCGGAAACGCCATCGTTGTTCGCCAGAACGGCAACGCCATCACGATAACGCTGGACCAGCTCTACACCTTCACCTCCTACCTGCATGTTCTCGGTGCCGAGATGCGCGACGGCATGCGCGACCCGCTGGAGGGCGAATAATGCATTACTTCAAGCGCAACATCGGTGACTACCACAAGAAGGCCGGTCGCCTTTCCATGCTTGAGCACGGTGCGTACACGCTTCTGATGGATGCGTGCTACGACCGTGAACGCTTCCCGACAATGGATGAAGCTATCGACTGGTGCTGGGCTCGCAGCGATGAAGAAATAGCAGCCGTGAAGTTCGTGCTGACGAAATTCTTCACCATGGAAGGAGAGCATTACACGCAACAGCGGATCGCTGATGAAATCGAGTCGTTCCATGAAAAGTCTGAGAAAAACAAGCAGATAGCTCTGGATCGTGAGGCGAAGCGCAGAGCGAAGCGTGCACCAGACGTGCACGAAACGTGCACGAATGGCCACCTAACCACTAACCAAGAACCACTAACCAGTAACCAAGAAGAGCAAGAGCAAAAAGCTCTTGTGCCATCTGGCGATGACACGAGCGCCTACTCGGCTGAGTTCGAAACGTTCTGGGCTGAGTACCCGAAGCGTGAAGGCGGAAATTCCAAGAAGGGCGCATTCAAGGCCTGGAACGCTCGACTCCGCTCCGGCGTGAAGGCCGAAGACCTGATCCTGTCGGCCAAGCGTTACGCCGACCAGATGCAGGCCAAGGGCAACGTCGGCACGTCGTTCGTGAAGCAGGCCGCCACGTTCCTCGGGCCGGACGAACACTGGCGCGAGGCGCTGGCTTCGAACGTTCACCCGCTGCGCACCACTGCCTCCGGTGGGGTCGTGAAGGGTGACTCCCGTACCTGCCCGCCGCTGACCCGCAAGGGCGATTTCGAGTACTGGAACGCCATCGAGAACCGCTGGGAAGTCCGCAACTCCGAAACCCACGATCCGGCCACCGGCTACGCCTGGTCCTACCTGAAGTCCAGGGGGATGGCATGACTCCCTCCGAGATCGCAAGCCGTCTGGCTGATCGCGTCAACGACGTTTGCCACTACCTGCTGCCGGCCGGTAAGCGTGAAGGCTCGGAATGGCGCGTCGGTAGCACCAATGGCGAGAAGGGGCAGAGCCTCGGCGTTCACCTGAAGGGCGACAAAGCCGGCGTCTGGTGCGATTTCTCGACCGGCGAGACGGGCGACCTGCTGGACCTATGGCGCGCCACCCGTGGTTGCGATATGCGCACCGCGCTCAGCGAGGCCAAGAGCTACCTCGGCGTTCACGAGCCGAAGCTGGAATCGCCCAAGGCCAAGGAGTTCGCCCGCCCGGATCGCCCGAAGTGCGCCACGCCGAAGCCCGATAGCCCGGTGATGGCTTACCTGAAGGGCCGCGGCCTGAAGGCTGAGACCATCGCCAAGTTCAAGATCGCAGAGCAGGGCCGGCTGATCGTCTTCCCGTACCTGCGGGACGGCGGACTGGTTCACTGGAAGACCATTGGCATTGACCGCGACGAGAACGGCAAGAAGACCGGCATTCGCACATCGCCAGGCACAGAGCCGTGCCTGTTCGGCTGGCACACCATCCCGGCCGACGCCCGCGAAGTCACCATCGTGGAAGGCGAGATCGACGCCATGACCGCCTGGCAGTACGGCAAGCCGGCGCTGTCGGTTCCGTTCGGCGGCGGCAGCGGCAACAAGCAGGCTTGGATCGAGTACGAGTATTCCAACCTGGAGCGCTTCGACACGATCTACCTGTGCCTGGACGCGGACGAGGAGGGCGAGAAGGCCACCGAAGAGATCGTCAAGCGCCTTGGGCGTGAGCGCTGCCGCCTGGTCAGCCTGGGCTGCAAGGATTTCAACTACGCGCTCGACACGCTGATGTTGACCGAAGACGACATCGAGGAGTGCTACGCCAAGGCGAAGAACCTTGACCCGGACAAGCTGGCCGGCGTGCTCGACTTTGCCGACGAGGTGTGCGCCGAGTTCTTCGAGCGCAACCCGACCGTCAGCGGCATGGAAGTGCCGTGGGATAAGGCCCGCGACGTGATCCGCTTCCGCTCCTCCGAGCTGAGTGTCTGGACCGGCTGGTCCGGTCACGGCAAGTCGCAGCTCCTGAATTATCTGGCGTACCACGGTATGCGCAAGGGCGAGAAGTTCTGCATCGCGTCCATGGAAATGCCAGCTCGCCGCACCCTGCAGCGGATGGTCCGCCAGGCATCAGGCCTGTGCTACCCGACCCGCGGCTACATCAACGCCATCCTCGAATCGCTGGCCGGCAAGCTCTGGATTTACAACCAGGTGGGCTCGGCCAAGACGAGCGAGATGCTCGAAACCTTCCGCTATGCCGCCCGCCGCTATGGTGTGACGCACTTCATCGTGGACAGCCTTGCCAAGCTGGGGATGGCAGAGGACGACTACAACGGCCAGAAGCAGGCCATGGAAGCGTTGGTCGGCTTCGCTCACGAGATGGGCGTGCATGTGCATCTGGTCGCCCACCCGCGCAAGGCGGAAGACGAGAGCAAGGCACCCGGCAAGCTCGACGTCCGCGGCGGCGCAATCCTCACCGACTTGGCGGACAACGTAATCACCGTCTGGCGAAACAAGAAAAAGGAAGACGCCATGAAGCAGGGCGGGGAAGACGCCGAACGCTTCGCGGACCAATCCGACGTGCACATGATCATCAGCAAGCAGCGGCTCACCGGCGAGGAAGGAAAGATCCCGCTGTGGTTTGACCCTGCTTCCGCGCAATACCTCGAACGCGCAGAAAGCAGGCCGCGCCAGTGGGTGAGCTACTCCGGTCCGGTAGAGCAGCGCCACGACCTTAAGGAGTCCGCATAAATGTCTGATTTCACCGAAATGGCCGCCGCCTACGAGCAGGCCCGCACAGCCCCCGATGTAACAGATCGCGCTACTGGCCTAGAGGAGGCAGATCGTATAGGTGGCGTGGCGCTGGTACAGGCCAGGCTGCAGGGGCAGGGCGCTGAGTTCTGCATCGACTGCGACGAGGCTATCCCCGCCAAGCGTCGCGCCGCTGCTCCGTGGGCAGAGCGCTGCATCTCCTGCCAGGACGACCACGACAAGCGGGAGGCGCGCCGTCATGGATGAGCATCTGGAAATCCTGCGCCAGTACAACGCCTGGCGTCGCGGCGAGGACGAGCGGCCATTCGCGGAGACCGGCTTGATTCCTGCGCTGATAGGACAGGCCATCGATGCGGCCATTGCTGAATGCGAAGACCGTCGCCGCACAGAGCGCAACCGCGATATGTGGAAAGGCCAGTGCGAGCGCCAGGCCGCGAAACTGGAGCGACTGCATCAGGTCGTGACCGGCGACTTCGAGACGAAAGAGGCGTTCATCGCTCGCGTTCGTGCCGTGCTGACTGGGGGCGCGTAGATGGCTGAATCACGCATGACCGCGCGCGAACGCGCATACGTCCGCCGCCTTGAGCTGGAGAACACAGAGCTGCGCGCTCAGAACTACAAACACGTCGATATCTACCGAGAGCAGGCTATTGAGCTGATCGAGTTGCGGGCGAAGCTGGATCTGCTGCGTGAGGTGGCCAATGGCTGAGCGTATCGCAATCAACAGCGCCTCCAAGCTTTCCGAAGACATCAGCCTCATCACTCGTATGTACCGGGAGAAGAAGTATCTGGTCCTCAGCCTGCGCGAAGGGAGGGCC